GCGCGTGGCAGGCAGACCGGGTGATCGCGGAAGCGAACCAGGGCGGCGCCATGGTGGAAAGCGTGCTGCGCGCGGCGGACATCACCCTGCCCGTCCGCCTCGTCCACGCAAGCCGGGGCAAGACCGCCCGCGCCGAACCGGTCGCCGCCTTGTACGAAGCAGGCCGCGTGCGCCACGCCGGGCTGTTTCCGCACCTGGAGGACCAGCTCTGCGGCATGATGGCAGGCGGCGGCTACGAAGGACCGGGCCGCTCGCCGGATCGGGCGGACGCGCTAGTATGGGCGCTGACGGAACTGATGCTGGGGCGGCGGGGGGAGGTGCGGATACGTGCTTTTCAATAGTGATGAGGTAATGGCCCCCAACCCGAAGGCTGAGGGCTGGAAATTACTTCCGCTCAGGATGCTTGATGCGTTCCCGCTCAGTCGTGTTGGGGTGCTTCTGAGCATAACGCTCAGTCACGAAGCGACCGGACCGCGAACTGCGGTGGGACGTCTGCGTAGGCACTTTATCGCGAGCCATGACATTTCCTTTCTTGTCCAGGACATGCCAGATCAGGTAGTCGGAGAGTTGCCCCTGCCTACCATGTTTAATGGTAGACAGGGGCGATGGACCGCTACTCGTCTACGATGATCGGGAAGGCACGCAAACCACGCTCGCATGCGCGGACTCGCCGCCCCTTTATCGTAATCCAAGCACGCCAGACCACACGCTTCCCCGGCGGGGCACTGATCTTAGGCATGTCAAACCTCTTAAGAGGGTGGCCCGACAATCTTTGCGTCCCTTCTGAACCATGCTACGCATGGCGTGTAGACAGGGGCAGGATCGCGCACCCGTAACAGGGGCCACGTTCTGTTCCAGGAGGGGGGCTTGCCCGGCAAGGCAAGCTCCCCCTTTTCACAATAACATCCGTTTCGTTCTCCATGAGCTAACTTTGCCGCACCGTCGGTGTTTTGATCCGTGGTGGCAAGTCGAACAGGTTGTGGATTTCGAGGACAGCTAGCGCCCCCGCCAAATTCATCTCAGTCACGCGATGTGAATCGCCAGATTCTCTTGGTCGGCGGAGTGCGCAAGACTAAAAGAGTTGCCTGTGAATAAATTTACGCACCCACTTGGTAGTCTTAGGTCATTCCAATTTCGAACCACGCCTCGACTGATTTCTGACCCTTAAGAAAAAAGCAGAAACTCCTCTTTCAATCGATTCGCTGGATGCTGCCCAAGCGCGTAGCTCGAATGTCTGAGCTGACAGCCTGCCCCCAGTATTCGCCCCACCAGAAAGGCCCCCCATGTCCTTCCTCACCACCCTGACCTCCGCCTTCAAGGGCGGGGGCGAGCCTTTGCGCGTGCCGCTTGCGCGCAGTTTCGTGTCGCCCTGGGCCAGCGCGTTCGAGAGCGCCGGCGCGCCGCCTTACGAGTATGCCCGCTCTGTCAGGCGGGCCTATCTCGATAATCCGGTGGCCCAGCGGGCGGTGCGGATCGTGGCGGAGGGGGTCGGCTCTGCGCCTCTCATGCCGCTCGATCCCGCGCTGTCCGCCCTGATCGGGGCGACGAGCGCGGGGCAGTCGCTGATCGAGACGCTGGCGGCGCAGGTGCTGCTGCATGGCAACGGCTTTGTGCAGATCATGAAGGACGCAGGCGGCCGCCCGGTGGAGCTGTTCGCCCTGCGGCCGGAACGGATTTCCGTGATCCCCGGCGCGGATGGCTGGCCGGCGGCTTACTCCTACCGCGTGGGGGAGCGGGCGCTGACCATTGCGGCGGAAGATGAGGATGGCTGGCCCGCGCTCATCCATCTCAAGGCCTTTCATCCGGCGGACGATCACTATGGCGCGGGTGCGCTGGCGGCGGCGGAGCAGGCGGTGGCGATCCACAATGCCGCCTCCGCCTGGAACCGCGCCTTGCTCGACAATGCGGCCCGGCCATCGGGTGCGCTGGTGTACGATGCCGGTGATGGCACCGGGCTGACGGGCGAACAGTTCGAACGGCTGAAGGCGGAACTGGCCGGGGCTTATTCCGGGCAGGCCAATGCCGGGCGGCCCATGCTGCTGGAGGGCGGGCTGAAGTGGCAATCCATGGCGCTAAGCCCCGCGGACATGGACTTTGCAACGCTGAAGGCCGCCGCCGCGCGCGACATCGCGCTGGCGTTCGGCGTGCCGCCGATGCTGCTGGGCCTGCCGGGGGACAATACTTACGCCAATTACCGCGAGGCGAACCGCGCGCTCTGGCGGCTGACGCTGCTGCCGCTGGCGAGCAAGATCCTGTCTGGCCTGGCGGAAGGGCTGGCGCCGTGGTTTCCCGGCGCGCGGCTTGCCATCGATCTCGACCGGGTGCCCGCCCTGTCGGAAGATCGCGAACGGCTGTGGGCGCAGGTCAGCGCCGCGGATTTCCTTTCCAGCGAAGAGAAGCGGGCCATGCTCGGCCTGCGGGAGGATGCATGATGAACCGGCAGGACATGCTGGCCCGCCTGATCGGCCAGGCCGCGACCGAAGGCGGCGAACTGGTGACGCTGCGCGCCATCGTCGAGGAAGCGAGCGAGCTGGGCGCGCAGCGGGTGCTCCACCGGCTGGGCCTGGCGGACGAAAGTGCGCATGGCGATATCGACGAGCTGCGCGAACTTCTCGGCGCGTGGCGCGATGCGAAGGCGAGTGCGTGGAAGGCCGCCGTGGAATGGGCGGTGCGCGGGGTGCTGGCCTTGCTGCTGGTCGGGATCGCGCTGCGCCTTGGCGTGCCGGGGATGCTGCGATGATCCTTCGACAGGCTCAGGATGAGCGGAGAACGCAGATCGCTTCTGATATCCCTCACCCCGCACCGCCCTTCCCTCACGGGGAAAGTGGGGGTTTGCGCTTTGCCGGATATGCCGCCCTGTTCGACCGGGCGGATGCCGCGCGCGATGTGATCCGCCCCGGTGCCTTCGCCCGCACGCTGGCCAGCCGCGACGGCCCGTTGCCGCTATTCTGGCAGCACCGGCCGGACCGGCGTATCGGCTGGATCGAACAGGCCGGGGAAGATGCCCGTGGCCTGCGTGTGATCGCGCGGATCGACAACCCGGCCAGCCGCGCCGCCGCCATGCTTGGCACGGGCGCGGTCAATGGCCTGAGCTTCGGCTATCGCGCCAGCCGCTATCGAACCGGGCCGATTGGCCGCGTGCTGGAGGAAGTGGAACTGATCGAGGTCAGCCTTGTGACCCACCCCTTGCAGCACGGCGCGCGCGTGCATTGGCGTTCGTCTGTCTGACCTCGTCCGACCAAACCCGTTCGCCCTGAGGAGGGGCCGAAGCCGCAGGCTTAGGCACCGTCTCGAAGGGACGCGAAATCCTTCGAGACGCTCGGGCATGTGCCCTCGCTCCTCAGGACGAACGGATAACTTACACCCCCCCCAAGCCGCCTTCCGGGCGGCTTTTTTCGTGCCCCAAGAAAGGTGATCTGCCCCATGGACAATGCCACTCCCGCCATCGCTGCCGACCCCGCCGAAGCCAGCTTCGACATTCTCGCCCGGCAGGATCGCGCCGAAACCGCCATCGCCGCCCTGCGCTCCGACGTGGACGAGGTGAAGGCCCGCGTCGATCGGATCGGCCGCGCCGCCGTGCGCCCCGCCATCGGCAACGGCGATCCGGCACCTGAAGTCAAAGGCTTCGTCGATGGATACCTGCGGCGCGGCTCCACCACCGAAATCAAGTCGCTGAACGGTGCGGCCCCGGCCGATGGCGGCTATGCCGTCCCGCGCGAAATCGACGCCCTGATCGCCCGCGAACTGGCAGAGATCAGCCCGATCCGCGCCATCGCGCAAGTGGTGCAGACCGGCAGCGCGGGATACCGCAAGCTGATCGCCACCGGCGCCACCGCCAGCGGCTGGGTGAGCGAAACGGCTGGCCGCCCGGCGACGGACACGCCCAGCTTTGCCGAAATCGCCCCGCCCACGGGGGAGCTTTACGCCAACCCCGCCGCAAGCCAGGCGATGCTGGAAGATGCCGGGTTCGACATCGAAAGCTGGCTCGCGGCGGAAATCGCGCAGGAATTCGCCCGCGCCGAAGGGGCCGCGTTCATCAACGGCACCGGCGCGGATCAGCCCGAAGGGTTCCTGTCCGCCCCGTTTTCCGCCGCGGCGGACGGGGTGCGCCCGTTCGGCACGTTGCAATACCTCGGCAGCGGGGATGCGGCCGGATTTGGCGAGGAACCCGATGCCCGGCTGATCGACCTCGTCCATTCGTTGAAGGCCGGGCACCGGCAGGGCGCGAGCTGGGTGATGAATTCGGCCACGCTGGCGCAGGTCCGCAAACTGAAGACGGCGGACGGCGCGTTCCTGTGGCAGCCGGGCATGGTGGAGGGCCAGCCCGACCGCCTGCTCGGCTATCCGGTGGTCGAAGCGGAAGACATGCCCGACATCGCGGCGGGCGATTTCCCGATCGCATTCGGCAACTTCCGCCACGGCTACCTGATCGCGGAACGCAGCGCGACGCAGATCCTGCGCGATCCGTTCACCAACAAGCCCTTCGTCCACTTCTACGCCACCCGCCGCGTGGGCGGGCAAGTGCTCGACAGCGCGGCGATCAAGCTGCTGCGGATCGAAGCGTAATATTTTGCGCCTCGGGCGCCGGCGCGGACATCCGTCCGCTTGGCTTCCGTCTGAGGGCGCAAACAAAAACTCCCCGCGCCGGCTCCCCCCTTGCCGGCGCGGGCACCCCTTCCCCAAAACCCGGAGACCCCGCGATGAAGCGACAGATCGTCGTGCCCGCCGAGCTGGCCGAGGCCGCGCTCGATGACTTGAAGCAATGGCTGGGCGTGACCGGCACGGGCGAGGATGCGCTCCTCACGGACCTGCTGAGCGCCGCGCTGGAAACGTGCGAGGCATTTACCGGCAGCGTCCCCCTCGCCCTGACGGCGGAGGAAGTGCTGCCCGCCAGCGGCGAATGGCTCAGCCTCTCCACCCGGCCGGTGCAGGCGATCCTGTCGCTGGAGGCCATCCCGGCAGAGGGCGCGCGCACAGCCCTGCCCGCCGCCGACTGGGAGGCTGACCTGCTGGCCGACGGCACCGGCATGGTGCGCCTGATCCGGCAGGGCCATGCCGGGCGCATCGCGGTGCG